ATTGCATACGTGGCATTACATACCACCACCCATTTGTGCTAGGATAGCATTAATGTCCATTGGTGGTTGTTGCCCCTGAGGAGCCTGAGTCGGTTGTTCCTGTGGTGGAACTTCTTCCTGTGGTGGAATACCCAACTCAGGCATTCCCATTGCTTCTTCTGGTTGTTCAGTTTCGGCTGGTTCCTCAGGTTCTGGCTTTTCAAAGACTTGCATTACTGCTTCTTCAATTGAAGTACCTTTACGTCGAGCATCAATTACCTTAGCAATCTTCTCAACGATATCGGAAGGATCTTGTCCTTGCGTAGCCATTTGTGGAATAGCACCTGATAGTGCTGCAAGAGATGCTGATAGTGAGTCACGCATCTTCTCTATATCAATGCGTTCTTGTTCACCTGAAACGTTCATGCTCCATGGTAACTCTCGCATGATGAAATCACGGGATACTAGGTTAGCCTGTAAAGACTGCAGTGCAAAGATAAGTGCGCGAGATGGATCTAATCCAGCCATTAAGCCATAGCGTACCTGTACAGTATGGTCGCCTTTAATGTCTTTTTCTGAATCATATTCAAATTCGTAAGGAGCACCATTGAATGTACCGCGTTGCTTCTTCTTACCTGGGAATAACTTCTCATCCATTTCAAAACATATGGAAGCAACTTGTTCAAGTGATTCAGCAAGGATTGTTTGCATAGCCTTAATCTGGCTATCAAAGCCACCCATAAGAGCCTGTACACCAGAGCCAGTAATAATACTAGCATCCATCTGACCGGAGCGACCTTCAGGGTAACGTGAACCCATTCGCATTTCATTCTCAAGAATCTGTTGTTCAGTAAAAGCACCAGTAGGTAGTTCAAGACCTACGCGACGTACACCAGCAGGATTGCTTGTACGTATGATAGCATCTGGACCAAAGGCAAATTCATTAATATCTTGAGGAACAACAATAGGAGCCTGTACTGACTTCTCTGCTGCTTCCATAGCAAGTAAAGAGAAACGTGCTCGTGCGATTTGAACCCACAACACATCGTCAAATTGTCCACGTGGATCGTCTAGGTCAATACCTGGACGTTTAGGAACAACAACGGAAAGTCTTCCAATTGGATTCTTCGACTTACGGAGCACAAGATTATCACGTTGCGGAAGGTAAAGAACAATCTGATCTTTATCTTCGTAGCGCACTAACTGTAGTTCACTATTCATATCTGTATTGCGACGACCTAATGCTCCGACAATACGTCCCTCATATTCTGGGAAGTCGATGCATAGTTCTCTTACAGATTTCATGTATACTTTGGAGTATGAAACACATCTACCGTAGCGGTCGTATTCAGGGTAAGCCCCCATTGGATTTTCTACACGGATACGTGGCATACGAGCCTCAAAATCAGGCTCAACTACAATAGGTAAGAATGCATAAGTAAATATCCAGTCTGCACCTGTATACATCTGGGTCTGTAACCCAGAATATTGTACGTAATTGTTTACAATCATACTACGTTTGTCTGCTGCTTTACGAGCATTATCACTGGTAGCATTACTTGTAGCGCAGTTAAATGATGGCAAAGGAGCCAACACTTCTGCTAAGTCTCTTGCAACAACGTCAACGAAGTTGGCAATCATTGGTTTAGAGATTCCTTCAGGGAACATCTCTGGGTATACTGACTCCATGTTACCACGACGAACGGCAGTTATGTCGCGCATTCTCTGGTCGCGTCCGGCATAGCGGTTACTTAAGGCAAGAACCTTGTCCGCAATTTGGTCAATACTAAGCATTAATATACCTTAAAGATAAATCATGTGCTGCTCATAGGCAGCCTCGTCTAGGTCAACAACATATTGTTGCATCTGGTTTTTACGTGTAGCGAATCGATTGTTCATGTGAGACGTACGATTCGTTCCTTGCAGGATTAACTCTTTGGCGCGGATTTCACAGAACCACAGAGCCATTACACAGTCTGTTGGATTCTTAGTATCTGGCTTCCAAGTAATCAATTGGTTAACAAGAGCCTTTATGTGCTCATTGTTTACATCAGGCAAACCAATCATATTATTATTCTGATGCTTGCCCTCTCGCATGGTCCCGAATAGAGACGACATGCCAGCGACACCGAAACTAGTGTCCCATTTATTTTTGCCTGTAAAATGTTCTTTCATTTGACAGCCGTGGTTTGTCATCCAAACCCGTAAATCCTCGTCAAGAGCATAAGCCTTTTGGTGTGCGTTGATCTCTACACGTAACTCTATGGGTCTGTATTTGATTACCCACTCTTCCATCAATGCTCGGATCTTCTGTGGAGTAGGCTGGTCCATATTGTAAACATCTAGAACTAGACGTTGACCACTGTGGCGCTCTACAGCATAAGCAACCATCGCTGCCTTGCCTGACATGGCTGGGTCGAATCCTAAGATCGTTACCCATTGTCCCTCTTGAGGATGTCCAGGTGCTCCCATTTTAAGAACACCAGGTTTACGCATGCGGTTGATAGACGAGTTAACAAGCGGTAAGGGGAATATAGAATCCTCTTCAACATCTTGCTGTTGATAAACAAGTGCCCAGGTAGCAGGATTAACTTCGCCGCGACGGGCATATAGGCGCTTACCATCCCACTTAGGGTAGTGACCATTCTCATCACTAGTAAGTAAATCTGAATCATCGTCGTTGCCTTCTTGTGCGCCGTCCCATGGACGATCAGACTTGGGCCATAATGTAAGCCAGTCCTTTGGTTTGTCAGCAACTTCAAGAACTGCTGGCATAGCCAGATAGGTAAATGGGGATTTACCACCAGACCAGTGATCTGGATTTCTAATCTCTTTATATAAGTCAATTGACGATACGCGCGTACCAGCAATGACTAGAGTACCTGTGGCACCCACACGGGTGATAACCATCTTCTGCAACCAGTTAAGTTGCTTTTCCCACTCGTGGGCGTTAGTGGTAGTAACCACGTCGTCCAGGATAATCAAGTCTGCACGGGTACCGTAGATTTGCTGACCCATACCAATAGCCTGAACAGTTGGGTCCTTCTCGCCGGACGAGCGTTCTAGGTAGATGCGGTCAGCAGTCCATTGGTCGGCTGTGGCTTTATAGCCTCCAGCAGGTCCATACACGCCTTGCATCTTAGCCCAGTCGGGTTCGGTGAGGCGTTGCTTGATTGAGTAAAGGAATTCTTTTGCACGAGTCTGAGTCTGAGATACGATAACGATACGAATGTTTGGATCCATAGCGATACGGTAGGTCGCGTAGCCTACAGTCATAACAGTAGACTTGGCGTGCTCAGGAGGAACGTTGATTAGGAGGCGACGACGGTTGCCAGGCTCGAAGGTCATGGCAGAGTGTAGCCAGGAAGGTTCGCGTCCCTCTAGTACGTCAATCCAAGATTGGTGGTGGGGGAATATCTCTGAGTTAAGAAACTCTCGGGAGAAGGTGGCGTAGTCTAGATTCTCTTTACCGCCAGCCAGGGTCTCGCCCATTAGTTTGATTTGCTGGTTGCGGGCTTCTTCTAAACGGAAGGCAAAGTCGCCGTCTCGGAGCCAGGTTTTAAGAGAGCCAGGCTTACGACCAACGATGGCTAGGGCAGCATGTTCGTCCACGCCGCGCGCCACCTGAGACAGGAATTCTGCCTGGTCCTTAATCTGCTTCTTAATTAGGTGATGATCTTCACCCTTATGTGCTCCCACAATACGTCCTCAATATAAACATCAAATAACAACCATATATATAAGCGACCCACAAGGGGTCGCGTTATGTTATATTCTACGCTGCACAAGGCAGCGTTATATATATAAAACCCTACATATATACTAACCCCATTAAAAGGGTCCCCGTAACGCATTGGGGACCAAGTATTTTTATGTGACATGCGTCACATGGCAATAACTCAATGGTACCAAGGGTTCCGCAAATACAGCACGAAAAATTATATGAGAGTAATATATATATAATCTCACCTGCTTTAATAACCGTAGGTCTGTTTTTGTTCTCGGTGTCTGTCCATAGTTGCCTTCAGGCAACAAATACCCTGCACCTAGTCACCGACAGGTGACCCATGTTTAATAAGTTTCTATTTATTTAATAAATAACTTTTATTTGTGGTGATCACAGTCCACTCGCACCTATTCGGCGCACCTGTAAAACCTTTAACCCTTATTCCAATGGGTAATTAGTGAATGCCTTTTAAAAGCGATTCAAGCCCTATTTCAGACACTTACCCATCGAGTTGGTACTCGAGTACCCTTCAGCCGTAAACGGCGCTTTATGTTCACTTTAACTAAAGTGCGCTTTAACTAAAGGGAATTTGCCAGACACGCGACACGCCCAAATTCAATAACTCGATGGATTTTGCGTTTAGCCCGTAATCCCTTATGCTCGAGTCATAACTGAATAGCGGAATTGCTTAGGTCGCTTTTGTGGCTAACTAATTCGAGCAAATTGCTCGAGTTGGTTAGTCATGAAAGGACTAGAAAAAATGGATACGAAAACAGCAAAGCAAGTTGATGTTAAAGCACTAGTAAGCAACTTGATCGCAATAGGTAACAAAGCAAAGTTAGACACCGCAAAAGCCTTACAAAAGGCAATTAAGCAAGGTGCAAAGCCAAGCCAAATTGCGAGAGTCTGGAAAGAGTCAGACACTAACGCGCTCAACGCCGACTCGATCACAAAATACGCATTAGCCTACGGCGCAACGCTAAACGGCGCGGATTTTGACAAAGTGCTAAGTGACTTGAACAGCAACAAAATTGCTCGCGGAATAGTTGTATCTTTCGGTGATGATGACGCTGAAATTCCAAGCGAATACCAAGCATCTAATGAGCCAAAAGAGAACAAGCGAAACGCAAGCGATCCAACGGCTACAAGTCAAAAGGCACTCGATCTAATCGTGCAACGTGTGAAAGACGGTAAGATCACGACACGCGAAGGCTTAAATATGTTAGCCAAAGCACATAACGACCTTGCAGAATTTGCAAAGGTAACTGGCGCAAAAGTCGCTTAAGCAATTCACAAAAGACCCCTAGTCGGAAACGGCTAGGGGTCTTTTTATTGTCACTTTAATTAAAGTACACTTTAGATAAAGTCATATGTAGATGTCATGAGTCTGGTATCTGTTGGCAGATGTCTTGTGTATGTGGGCAAGTGCTGAATTTGGTCTAAGGCATGGGTCTGTGGTAAGGTTGATGTAATCAAGTGAAAGGAAATGAGATGCCAAAGCGGTACTCAAAAGGTATCCCTACTAGTAGGGTTATCAAGTCAAGGTCTTACGTTATAACCAACGCTCGACCTAAGATTGAGAGTGTGCATAAGAACACGCGATCAACAAGGGTAAGTATTCGCAGAGATACTGCGCTTTACTTAGCATGGTTAGATAGTTAGGGATTTGACCTAACGCTTTAACTAAAGTACACTTTAACTAAAGTCGAGAAAGGACAATATAAAGTGAGTAGCAAGTCTGAACTACGCAAGGCACGTAAGAATTATCATGAGTTTGTGGCAAGCACACAACACCAGCGTAAGCAACGTGACAAGCAACGCGCCATGAATAAGCGACACACGAGGACAGTGCAACATGGGTAAATTAAACGTAGAAATTATGACCTATGAACCATACTGGTACGAGTGTGATAGGTGTCAGTTTAAGACAGATAAGTATGAGTCACTGGCACAACTAACGTTGGCTATCGCCAAGCACCAGCATATAACCTATGTTGTCGAGCGTAAGGGTAGACCAGCACCTATGAAACCAAGTGAGTTCTATAAGAGTATCGGAGGATCAGTATGAGTAAGCATGTATTTAATGTGACGTTTGAAATAGACATAGATGAAACGCATGTGATAGGTAAGTTTCTAGAGGACTGTGTGCTAAGTAATGATGATGGTGGGTTCTTATCGAACACCGTTATCAAAGCACTTGATCAACTAGATGTACTCAATTCCATTAACAAGAATGGTACTTGGGCTAAACTAAACTACATTAAGGGGGTGTAACATGGGATTAATAAAGGATCTATATATTCATTATCGTAATCTGTTGGCTCGACTAGACGCTGACGGAGATTTGACACAGACACCTATCTTTGATAGGTTAGAACGTGAATGGGCAGAGCGTGGCTTTGCACCTATCGGCAAGTAAGACTTTAACTAAAGTACACTTTAAGTAAAGTGACTTAACGTAAGGAGAAATGGAATGACGATTATGTTAGAAGGTATTAACCCACTAACAGGGTCAGTGGTAGTTGATGGTGATATGACACCTGATACTCACCCACTATCAAACGCGGTACGAGAATGTGAGATGTGTTCTAATCCGTTTATGTATCATGAGAATGATGAGGAATCATTGTCAATAAAAACAGGTAGGTATAACTATGAGTTAAGTACTAGTATATATACTTATTATTATATATGTCCTACCTGTACCAATGAGTGTACTTCATGTGGCACTAGGCGACCAGCACTAGACGATATGAACTACTCTTATCTTCTCAATACACGTTACTTCAAGGGAATGTGTGAGAGTTGTTCTGATGAGCATTACTGTTGTGAGAACTGTAGTGATGTGATCTATCAAGA